AAGGAATGCACTAACAAAATCTTTAATTTTTTTTTTTTCTGAGAAAGTTCCAAAAGTACCAACAGACATCACACGTTCTCTACCATATTTTTCGTAAAGAAACTGGTCAGTTACATCATCTGTTCCATTCATGAAATCAATATCAATATCTGGCGGACTATTCCTTTCTGGATTTAAGAAACGTTCAAAGTAAAGGTCAAATCTTATTGGGTCAATCTTTGTTATGTCAAGACACCACGAAAGAAGTGAGCCTGCAGCTGAACCCCTTGCAGGTCCAATATCATAACCTTGACCTCTATAGTAGTTTACTATCTCCCAGTTTACAAGAAAATAATCAAGCATCTTCTTGCTTTCAATTACTTGTATCTCATAGTTTAGTCGGTCAACATATTCTTTAATTTTTTCATCAGTCATTTCGACAATGCCATTCTGCTTATATTTTGCTATTTTTTGTTTCAACTTAGCAAAAGCAAGCTTTACAATTATCTCTTCTGTTTTATCAGTCTTAAAATAATTTATTACATCATCTGTTGGCTCATATCTTGGATATTTCTCAACACCTGTCTCAAATTCAAAATTACACTTATCAGCAATTTTTTGCGTATTTGACATACACAATTCAAGAAAATTATCTGGATAGTTAAAATTGTATTTGGTATTCATAGATTTATAGTCTTCACTACCAAAATACCATAACTCTCTATTTTCTTTAAGAGAACACTTATCTATAGGCCTATGTTGTTTTATAGATGTAACTATATCCTGAATAACCGAATCATCTTTACTTGGGTAATACGTATCATTACTAACTACTGGAGTAATATTATATTTCCTCATCATCTTGATTAGGAAGTTATTGTATTGTTTTTGATTTGGGAATCTACTAAACTTAAATTCTATTATTAAATCTTCTCCAAACTCAGTTCTGAGCATGTTTATATAATTCTCAGCCTCTTTTTCACGACCTCTAAGAGCCATACTCGCTAATTTGCTATCTAATCCCGATGTAGATACGATAAGCCCTTCCTTGTACTTTAAAAGCCACTCAGTAGTTATTCTACCCTCTTTCTTAAAGTACCCTTCTGTGTTTGCAAGGTATAACAAGTGATTAAGATTACTATACCCTTGTTTGTCTTTAATAAAAATCTTTACATTGAAATTGTCTCCTTCTAATTCTTTATCCTCAAATTTACCAATATTGTCATTCAATCTTATCTCAATTCCAAATATTGGTTTTATTCCTTTTGATTTACATTTTTGATAAAATTCAAATGTTCCAGATAAAGTAGCATTATCTGTTATTGCCATTGCTGTATGACCAAGAGATTGGGCTTTGTTTATATATTCATCTACAGAGCCAGCTCCTTCAAGAATTGAATGGAATGTGTGAAGTCCAAGTGGAACTAATTTTTTACTATCCGATTGAACGCTTATTTGAATTGGTTTTTCTTCTGCAAAATCAGAAAGAGATTCGGTAGTAACAATTTCCCCCTTCTCCTTAAAACCAAGAACCCCTATTTCTTGTAATTTAAAGAAACAATTTGAAAGTGCTGTAACATCTGCGAGCGCATCATGTGCATCATCAAATCCTTTATCAAATAATTTTTGATGAAGTTCAGCTTGGCTTGGGTACTTAAATCCACTTCTTCCTCTTGAGTTTGGAATTCCTACATATTCTGTAGTCAGCTTCATTGTATCAATGTGCTGTATATCTTGCACATAATTGTGCATCTCTTCCCTAAGCAATTCACAACCAACAACATTCTCATCAAAAGTGATGTTGTGAGCAATTAAATATTTATTGTTTTTAACTGCTGTTGCAAATAAGTCAAGAGCTTGCCTTAAAGGGATACCTTCAGCTTTTGCTCTTTCATTAGAAATTCTATGAATCTTTATAACTTCATCAGGAATGATAAAGCCATTTGGTTTTATTATTAAATTTTTTGAATCTGTCTCAACTCCGTTAGCATCAAAAACTTTCCATGCTATTTGGACCATTCTTGGCCAGTTGTTGAAGTCTGTTATCGGTGCACTAAAACTAAGTGCCTTACCCGTTGTCTCGGTATCAAATACTATATACATTGTCTTCTCCAGTTGTTTATAATCGGAAGATTAGATAGCTCCCGCTTTAAGTTTTTCCCTTTGTTTGTATCTATTTGGGAGGTTTGGAACTCCCATTAATTGCAAATGTAAATCAAAATATAAAGCAATGCAAATTTATATTTTAATAATCTTCATAATCACTTTCATAATCATGCTTTGTCATTTGTACTTTTTCTTGAATTTCTTTTAAAATTCCTATCATAATCCTACAACTCCTTCTAATATCAACTGCAGCGCTTTTTACTTTTTGAGGACCAAAAAATTTCTTCACCCTCTTATCAAAATCACCTTCGAGTTCGTCAAGAAGGTTATTTACATCCTTCCTGACTCCATACTCGTCATTCTTATTCCAACCGCCATAATAATCTCTATCAAGCATTGTTATCTTTCTTTCTGTTTCTTAAATACTTTTCTACTTCACTCATTAAACTTTCACTATCTTGACCCAGTTTTTCTGAACCTTGAATTAATGAATTAGAATTTGAAACATCTTCTTGAATTACTGTTCTTCCCATCCCTTTTCTGATAACATCACTATTATTCATTCTCTTCATTAACTTCTCAGATTCGAGTTTCATTTGATTTCCTCTTTTAATTAATGCGTTATCTTCAATGTTGTTTTTCTTAGGAGCATCATCTGCACCAAGTAGCTCATTAATTAAGTTAGAAGTATATCTATCAGACATACGCATAGCTTTATTAAACTTTCCTTCTGCAATTGGCTCTTCTACTGGGGCTTCTTCTTCTCCTTCTGCACCTGGCTCTCCACCAAGGTCTTCGCCACCCATATCAAGCTCTCCACCCATATCCATTCCGCCTCCGAAGCCTCCGCCTCCTCCGCCACCAAGGTCTCCACCTTCGTCTCCACCTTCTTCACCAGCTTGTTGAGCTGCCATCATTTCTTCAGCGCCTTCTATTTCAAATTTCTCATCAAGCTCTTTGAATAGCCCAATTTTCTTGTACATTTCAACAGCTGAATCAATTTCTGCAAATATTTTCTTCTCAACTTTTTTCTGCTTAAGAATAAGTTTAATTTCATTCTTAGAAAAACCAAGAATATTTTCCATTGCCCAAACATAAGATACAGGAGATGTTGCCTCTGCTGAGAACATTTCCTTAAATACCTCAAGACGAGCTTTCATAGTTTCTAACTTAAGAAGCTCTTGTTGAGTAGATGGATTTGCAAGTGTAAGTGTAAAATTATCTATCTCATCTTTAAATCCATTAAAATAAAGATGAATATTTGCAATTCTCTTAAGCTCTGCAAGCACAGCTTGTTGAATTGTATTAATCGTTCTTGAGAATCTAAGGTCTTGCTGTGAAAGTGTTGAACCTCCTGGAAGACTTTCTCCATAGTTCAAGTAATTCTTAGGAACCTGAAGTGATGCAAACAATTTGTTTTGGAAGTATTCAATATCTTGAATATCTCCAAGGTTTGATGCACCTGGAAGTGTTTCAATTCTTGATGACCTGTCAGCTCTCATTGGAATGAAATAATCCTCAGTTACGTTCATTGGATTATACTTCATATTAATGTTACCTGTCTTTTGGTCAACAATAGGCTGCTTCTTAAGTTGCATCTGGAATTGTTGGATAAATTGACCAACATCTGCATGCTCTAAATTACCAACGTCAATGTAAAATACTCTTCTTTCTGGAGCTCTTGTAATACGATATACAAGCATAGAATCTTCAGCAAGTTGAAGTTGTTTCCAAAGTTTTCTTGCTGGGTCCAATATAGAACGCCCATAAGGAAGTTTTCTTGTATCTTCAAGAAGTCTAAAGTGAGCAACTTGCCAATCTTCAAAATAATCTCCAGTTGTTTCCCACTTAAATCTTACATCATCAGTTCTACCTTCATAACCCTCTTCTCTATGTATTTCCTCAGATGGAAGTGCCATAACATCATAAATACCTTCGTCTTTATCAATGTGAAGTTGAAGGAAGAAATCTCCATATTTAAGCAAATCTCTAATCCAAAGTTTAAGTGCAAAATCTATATCAAGTCTATTATAAAATAAATCTTCAAGCAATGTCTTAACTCTTGAGTTTTCTGAGAAAATATCAAGTATTTTACCTTTTTCTCCTCTGGTAATACACTCATCTCTCATAATATTAAGAGCAGCAGCAATTTCAGGAGACATATCCATGGCTCTAAAATCCTGGTAGGCATTTATCCTATCAGTATCATAATAAATAGTTCTTGTGTAAAGGTCATGCGCAATCTTGTTAACTTGCCAGTCAAGAAATTGCTGTTGAACATTTTCAATATTATTTCCAGGACGAATGAGATTATCTCCTCCACCTCTATGTTGTACAACTCCAGGATTGTTTACTACTGGAGTTCTTCTTTTATTCTTATTTATTGCGTCTTTAACGCCACCGAATATGCTAAAATCTTCTTGTTCTTCTGCCATGTATTCTCAATTTTATAAAATATAATTATTTAGGTTATTAAAATAAATAGTTATCCCATTAACCAACTTGTATCATCTTCATCTGGAAAATCTCCATTAAAGTTCTGATTACCATCTCCATTGAATATATACAATCCTCCTCCGCCTTTTGGTATATCTATTTTTTTTCCTGGAATCGGTACATTTCCAACACTTGAATTAGCATTAAGCATCATTGCTTGAAGCATGCTTTTTTGCATTTCATTAGAAGATGTTACATTTTCAAATTCTGTATCTCTAATATATAGAGCAATACCAAGCGCTAAAATTAAATCATCATTAAATCCAGGCTCGTGCTCTGGCTTGTCTCCATTCATTATAAAAGTTTGGAACTCTGACATAAGCCTTTTAGAGTGAAGTATAAGAGAATTTTCCCTCATATGTTCAATAATAGATTTTACAAGAAGCACTCTGTTTTTCCTCGATGTCTGGAAACCTGGTATTTCTGTACCTTCATTTATTTTATAATTATGATGTCTAACGTGAATGTCTTTTATATTTTTAGAAAAATATAATCTATTTCTTGGGTAATTAAATTTATCTCTGATGTCAAAACATACACCAAGACCAAATGAGTTAGCCTCAACTACAACATAAGCCATGTTGTACATTTTTGCCATGTGATTTATTACAAAAGGAAAAAGGTCTGGAGAAATCTTTTCTCTAAACTCAGCTACTTGTTCAAGCGTATCTACATCAAGTATTTGAAGTGTGGAGAAATCCTTTCCATCTCCCCTGGCAACATCGCCCCCTACTATATATTGCTTCCCTTCCTCTGGGAGTTTAAATATAGTCATGTTTGTAACATCACCTATAAGCTCTGCAAATTTTTCAAAATTCTCTTTTTCAAGATAATTAAACTTGATATATCCTTGTGTTTTATGGTCCTCTTGAACTCTTGCGTGATATTTAGAAACAAGTTGTGGGTCAACTGCAAGCCTCTTAGAACCTTCGAATGAAAGGTCAAGCTCTTGTGCAATCTTAACTGAATCCCAATTTAATCTCTTACACTGAGATTCATACCATGGGCTCCAAGGTAACTCTACTCCACTTGCATCTATTTTCATCTCAAGGTCTATTGAACTATGTGGATTCTCTGTCCAGTGAACAGTTTGTCCATGAAAATCATTATCACCAGCAATTGCATCTACCCAAGTTTTATAATAAAGATTACCTGTACCATTTGGTGTAGAAATCATTATACACTTACCCCCAGTTGCAGAAAGTGCCATACCAGCTCCCATCCAAATTGCTTCATCATCCTTGATAAAGGCTGTTTCATCAAGAATTAACATTGTAAGTGAGTCTCCACGACCAGCATTAGGACTCGATGCCTTTGCTTCTGCGTATGAATTGTTTGAAAAAGAAATTTTCTTTGTATTATCTGATTCAATTGCATCTGGCTTAAGCCACAAAGGAGTGTGTTCAATAAATTGCTTAACAGTTTCAAGGAATCTCATAGCTCCAGCTCCATCATTGGCAATAATAAGAATCTTCTCATCATATCTGAACATAAGTCTCCAAGCAACATATCCAGCTGTAATAACTGAAAGGCCTGTTTGCCTTGATTTTAATATAATGTTATTTTGATTTTTATGGAAGCTTCTTAGACAATCGTTTTGATATTCAAAACACTCCATCTGAGTTACCATTCTCTCTCTTGCATTAAATACATGACCATATGTATTCATATAATACACAGGGTCTTTAGCGCACTTGGCGTATTCCAGCATTTTTTTATCTACCATTCCTGATTTTTATAATAAATAGGGGTAAAAATGCATTTCCGACAATTAAAGTCCTATATATACGTTTGTTGAAAGTTCGTTGTCGTATTTTACAGATACATTATCTGATATAAATATTACAGAAGTAATATTATTTTTGGCATATAATTGATATTCTCCAACAGTAGAGGCTGACCAAGTTGCTGAATAAACACCTCTTGAAGCGTCTTCTAATGATATGCTAATTGTTAAACCAGTATAAGAAGAACCATCTTTATACATAGTTGTATCGAATGTAGCCCCAGTAACAGGGTTATTATCTTCGTTAACAGAAATAATTTGTTCGTATACGGTTTGTCCAGTTGCAATATTCATCTCTAAGCTTTTTAATAAATAGAATTAAAAGATTATTCTTCTACCTCTTTGAAAACATTTGCTCTTGTAATCTTATATTTTTTTACATTTCCAGACTTAGCATTGATATACCCCT